GCGTGTTTTTTTTTTTTTTTTTACATTTTTACCTTCAAGAAATGAAAAAGAATGAACATAAAAACATTCCTTAAACCAGAGCACTCAAAAGAGGTGCAAAGGCTGCTCTATTCTCATAAAGCATTTTTGCGGGAGCTTCAAGAAGACCAATACCCTTCTTAACGCCCCCCCAAAAATCCTTCATCCATTGCATATGGTCGGCGTTCGCCATACAATGTGGCTGTTGAGAAAGAACACTATTAGCCTGATCCATATAATGCTGAGAACCAACACACTGAACGGAAGCCCATAGTTGTGAAGTAGTTAAAACCTCATATACTGTGGTAACTTCTAACCGAACAACCGTCTGTGTTTGGTCCTGCGTTATAGGACCCGGCGCATACTGTCCACTCACCACAATAGACGGAGGCCTACTAGCACCTGGCAGAGATATAGAGTCAGGCACCTTAAACTCAAGATCCTCATTGTCTTCAGCAGACCACCACGCATAAGTTCCCTGACTAATAGGGCCATTGTAAGATCCAGGTATCATAGAAAGGTTTTCCCAATTCTGATATGAACCTGTACTAGACAAAGGCGCATTAGTAAAGTAGCTTGACTGAAGTGTTGATCCAGGAACATAAGCACAAGCGATATTACCGCCGTTAGTCAGTAAAGGACCAGTGTAAGTAGCCAACACTGACATACCGACAGTACGTAACGATTGAACAATGCCCGATTCCCCAGAAGGAATACTGGACGTTGAGACGGCAAAAGGGACAGTTCCTACCTGTGTAGCTGCCGAATACACGGTAGGAGTGATCATAAGCATCGCATTGGTATAAGTTGCGCCTACCGTTGTTAGTGGTACACGCAACTCTACCGTAAGAGGTGCTAAGACCGTAAGCTTAGCAATAAAAGTAGTCATGGTATTAGCAGTAGACCTTACCGTGAAGGTTTCATCCTTCTGAAGATCAGTTGAATTACCAACGACCACCGACAAAGTAGCTGTCGCAGAAAAAGTATCCGCTGTTGTACCAGTGAAATTAAAATTATACTGTCCAATAGGCAACTTCCACCTATTTCCCAACTGTCCCGTTAGGAAAGGTTGGAGTTGAATACCTGGAGTATTATATTGGAAAGATGAGAAATTCGCCTTCTCATATGGCGCCGTACTAGTTGTTAAGTACGGTTGAGGTGTAACCCCACTAGAGTTAAACAAATTGTAATCTCCAATAGGGGGCTGTGTGAGAACGAAGTACTGTTGGTCTAAACGAACATCTTTGCCATTTAAAACTCCCGCATAGGAAGCTGAATTGCCAAAATCCTCATTATCCCAAGGGCCTCCATTCCCCACAGCCAACGCAACCTTATAAGATGACGGACTACTGATGGAACCCAACGTTGGTTGGATAGCAGCAGAAAAACGCCCCAAATCAGGTTGCGAAGCACTAAGAAAAATAGGAATATCAAGAGTTGTTGAACTCCTAACCAAGGCAGTCGGTCGGGTAAAAGAGTCAGGGATACGACTCTGATTCATCTTTGGGTGAATCATTGTAGCAAGGTACGCTTGAACCATCGGATTCATTCCGGATCTAACAGTTTTCATCATACGATCCTGTTCATTCATAGGGACTACAAGCTCTGCCCTATTAAAAGTTGAGGATCCCGAACTCATCGCAAGCCCGTTTGCACGGGCTTGTGCTTTGCGCTGACGCTTGTTTTTGTTTTTGTTTTTCTTTGAAGGAGATTTCTTCTTCGAGGCCGCAGCAACTTTGCCATTTTGAGAATTCATTACACACGTTCATTTTTAAAAGCCGAGATCGATTCTTACCCTGTTCGGCTTTCAATGCTGGTGTGAGGGACTCTAGAGGAAGGTACAGATGTTCGATTTCCTTATCAGAAAGAGAACAATCAAAGACTGCCTTCACCTCTGGTTCATTATGAAGTTCGACAAAGTAAGAAATCATCCTATCAATAATACTTAACCATCCTGGCGTATGATAACCCTCATACCTAAGATTAGAAAGACGCTGAGCTCTGATAAAAATATCAGAGGTTTCCGAATAGACCGCTGCAGAACACAGTCGGTCGATCGGAAGATAGGGAACATAAAAACCATTCTCTTCCTTTCTCACATAGTGAGAAAGAAAGGAAAGCTGTTCCCTATGTCTCAATTCTTCACTTTCAGTAGTTAGCACAAACCCAAGCTCTTTTGAAGCTCGAATAATACTAACTGGATTATAAAAATCCTTAGACTTATCATCCACCGAGAACATATCATCATCTCCAAAAAGCTTCATGGAAACACTAGACTCAAAATCGTCATAGTACATCTCCCATAACTCCTCATCAAGTTCGGAGTATGAAAGAACTAACCAATCATAAGCTTTTAAAAGATAATGACCCAAAGTATTATCGACAATAGTATTTGGACTACCCGAAGGATTGCCCTGCTCTTTCGAGCAAACTTCACCCAATGGTGTCATGATTAAGCTACCTGTAATCTGGCGATAGATGTTCGCAAGTGCTATATTAATGTCGCTATTCTTATTGTTCAAAAAACAATCTCGACGAAAATTAGCAATTGCCCACATCATCTCGTTAAACATACAGGTGTCCCAACCACTAGCATCAAGTGAACCACAATTCTCCGGATTGAGCAAATCACTATAAACACAATGAAATCCTCCAGAAAATTTAGACATACCTACACATGAGGAATTTTTAAAAACTGATTCGTAAAATCGTTCATTGAAATCCATGCAATACTTCGAAGAAAAAAGATAAAAGAAAAGAGAACCAGACATAAAGACTCTCGTCTTGCCATCTCGTACCTTCTCTTTTAGTCTCAATTCTTGTTTAGAGCACGCACCCCAATAGGAGTTTACGCCACCAGTTTTTAACATTCCTTCTTCAAATTCCTCATACAATTTGAAAAACTTTGCGTCTGACAACGCATCGCCCTTCGTATTATAAAGAACTTTAAGTGCAGGACCTGGAGAGGTGTCAAGCCTAACAGTTTGGAGTATCTCATCCATGCCGGTAAGCTTAGCACCTTTACAGAGCCTAAAATGTTTTCGCATCATTTTAACAGCTATATTAAATGCTTCGCGATTGAACTGTTTGGGAGCTGTTTTCCCAAACTTCGCCAAGCCTTTATAAAACGGAATCTGTGACAAATCCGCAGGAGCATAGGTTATATTTGATTCAGGAATGAGAGATGCAAGATCACGATCATAGAACATAGGCTTTGGAGGAGTCTGGAAACGACGAAATCGCCCCTTGTACTCCAAAGCTGTATCTCCACAATGGTTATCAAAGATATCCCTCCTCGCAGTCGTCCAATCATAGCGGGAAAGAAGAATCTTATCCTCTACACCTGGAACAGGCTCTGCGAGGAGGGTTTCTAGTTTTTTGCATCAGCAATCCTGGACACAAAAGCAGGGGTGAAGGCGAAAAACTTATTAGGCATTCCGCCACCACCTCCACCCATCAAATGTATCCCCACAACATCTCCAGTGTTAGCGTCAACCACCAGACCACCAGAATGGCCCTCTCCTGACGAAGCAGCATACTCAGTAAGATCTCCAGAAGCCTTGACGTTAGCCATTGCTTTGGAAACCGACCACCCCCAAACATTCTGTTCATTTGGGGAATAGGCCACGAGCATAACGCTTCGGGGATTAGAACCATATGACTTTACCCGAGAAACGGATTTTAGTCCAGAAGGTTTAGTATAAAAATCAAGATCTGGAAAACCTGACGATTGGCGCGACACTAAGAGACTTTCAGGGGATTCCTCCCTAGCAAATAACTCAACTTCAGAGCCAAAATGATCCTTGGCTTTAGTAGCAACATGTACC